CCGGCTTGATGGTCGAGGTGCTGTAGCCCATATTCTCGACCAGTTTGCCCTCGGAAAGAGGAGAGCAGAACGGCGCCATGCGGCGCTTGCCCTTGATGATATCGACGTCGACCGTTTCGGTCTCGACCGGAGTAGCGGGCGGAAAGAATGTGTCGCGCAGGAAGGTGAAGGGGCGCTTCATCTGTTCGACCGCATCAAGCATGGTGCGGGTGTCGAAGATGTCGATGAGGCCGAAGGCAAGAAGCGGCATCAGGGATATATCACCAACAGCCCGCGCGGCCAGGGCCGGGGCAGGATGAAAGCACAGGACCGCCGCTAACAGCATCAGGCCCCAGATGGCGATAGTGAAGAGATAGTTTCGTTTCATGGTTTTGTGACCTCCGTAAAATCAAGGTTGAAGGTTGAATTGTGAATTAAGTTTTTTGCAGTTAAGCGGCCACCGATTTCTTCAGGTAGATGTTGAGGTCCCGCAGGGCCGCGCGATGGGTCGCCGCGGTGTCGGTGCCGCCGAAGGTTACACCGGATTCAGTGAATGCCCCGGACAGGTAGACCGTGGCCTGGGCATCTCCGCCGGAAGCGTCGCAGGCTTCGGCCAGGATAGCGAGCGGGGCCTGGGAACCATCGGTATTGGTGCTGTCGCACTGCTTGTATTTGCCGGACCCGGCCGCAACAGTGATGGTGAAGGCGTCTCCGGAGGCAAAATCGGTGGAACCGTCAGCAATGGTAAAGGTGAGCCCGCCCCCGACGAATTCCGTTCCGACGGTGGCGACGCCTACGGTGATACCGTCCGGATCCTCGATGGTGAACTTGCCCAGGTTGGTGCCGGGTTCTATGCAGACGGCCCGGTATACGCCGGGCTTTGCCGCTCCGCTCACAGTAGCCGCGGCAAGGGTTCCGTTGCCGGTATTGCCCGCAACGGCTGCCGGGGTGGCCGCTCCGATAGTCACCTTGCCGAGCAATGCGCCGCGGACCAGGTTCTGACCGGACAGGATGGTTACGATGTCAGTGACCGCGGGATAATCCCCGGCCAGCAATTTGTCAGGGGTGTAGGTTTCAGTCATTGGTTTGTCCTCCGTGTTTTTGTAGGGGCGCTCTTTGGCGCGCCCGTCTTTATGGGCAGGGTGATCCCGCCCCTACGTTATTTTTTGCTGCCTCCGGCGGCGATTGCAGAGACCGCGGCGGCACGATCCGCCTGTTCGCCGGCGGGCTTTGCGTTCTTCAACCCTTCGGGAGCTGAGTCCTTAAGTCCTTGGAGGATTGCAGCGCGGGAGGCTTCATCGACCGTGGCGTCAAGGGTTGCGGTAGGTCCGACGGTTACGCCCAGCGCCTTTACCTGTTCGGCGTTGAGTCCGGCAGTAACAACGGCGGCAAATTTCTCGCCGGCCTCCTCACCGTGAGTCGCTGCGTGCAGGTCGAGGATGCGGGACCGTTCCGCCGTTACCGCAGTAGCCAGGGCTGTGTCAACATCGGCCTGGACTACCATTCCCACCCGGGCAGCCCGTTCTATCTCAGCCACCAGGTCGGGGTTTTCGTTTCTCAAATCTTCAAGCTTCATAATTTTGTTCTCCTTCCCCGCCTGGGCGGATATGGTTCGTTTGGCACGCGTTCGCGATGCCTTTGCTATGGCCACATCGACCGGGGCCACCTCGTCCGCGAGCCCGGCCTTGACGGCCTTTTTGCCTTCATAGATTCCCGCTTCGGTCTCCCGGACCGCCTGGGTCGTCATACGGCGGTTACGGGCGACCAGGTCGACAAACATTTCGTACATATCGTTGACGCTCCCCTGCAGCCACGCGAGAGCATCAGGCGACAGGGGTTGGTGCGGCGAAAAATCGGCTTTGCGAGCACCCGCATAGACATGGGTGACGGTGATGCCGGCAGCCTCCTCGGCCCGGGAAAGGTCAGCATGGGTGGCGATGACCCCGACACTGCCTACCATGCCGGTACGGGGCAAGATGATGCGGTCCGCCGACGAAGCCAGAGCATAGGCTGCGCTGAAAGCCGATTCGTTGACGATTGCAGTGATAGGCTTGGTTCCCCTGGCGTTGAAGATATGGTCGGACAAATCGAAGACACCGTTTCCCTCGCCGCCTGGTGAGTCGATATCCATCACGATGGAGTGCACGTCGTCATCCACCATGGCCAAGTCGAACGCTCGTCGGATGTCGGAATAGGTGGTAGGTCCGCCACTGGGGTAATCGGAGGCCATGACCCGATGCAGCAGGGGGCCATATATACCGACAAAGCCAACGCCACCCTTTGCCTGGTACCCGGCTACCTGTCGCTCCCGGTCGCTGATTTGGGCGGCCTCGATAGCGGGTAACCCGGACATGTTCAGGCTAAAGCGGGGGCCGAGGATATGCAGAATGGTGTTGAGCTTGGTTTCCGATATCATGAGCGGGCGATTGAATATCAGCTCCGCGATGCGAAGGTTTCTCATGCGGCCTCCTGGTTGGTTTCTGCCGGGTCGGTTGGCTCTGCCGGGTCCGCCGGTTTCTTCGATACGGTGGGCTTTTGCGCCGATCCCTCGGGGAGGTCCAGCTCCCTGGCCTTCTTGATCTCCCGTGCCCGCTGCTCGTACTGGGCTTCCCAATCCTTGCCGCGCTTGGCGGCGAATTCGGCGTCGGTGCCCATGTTGTTCTGCTTGGCCATGACAGCGGCGACGATCTCCTTGACCGGGTCAAGGTTGGTGCGCTCAGGCATGACCCAGGTGGCGGCAGTCCATTCGGCCCGGGCCTGGTAGAAATCCGGGGCGCCCTTGGGCAGCCGGATGTAACCGCGCAGCCATGCTTCTTCGAACACCATTCCCCAGATGACCTGGCAGAAATGGGAAACCAGCCAGTCCTGATACATGCCGAACACGCGCCAGGCCTCTTCGAGGGCCGCACGGGCGCTGCTGTAATTGGTCTTACTGAAATCCTTGGCGATGACTTCGTAAGGCATCCCCGCGGCTGCGCCCACGGCGCGGAGGATGGTCTCGACGAACGTAGAAAAGGAGTTGCCGGGGCGTTCGTTTTTAAGTATTTCCGGCTTTTCGCCGTAATTGCCGTAAAGGACCTGGCCGGGAGCCACTTCCTGGTAACGGGTCGGGTCGGTTTCGGTTGGCTGCTGGCCGAAGCGGTCAACGGCATCGTATTGCGAGGTTCCCTTGCTGATGAAGACCGGAAAGCTGGCCGCGACGATGGCGCCGACCAGCTCGAAGTCGAGATAGTCTGACATGTCGCGGAAGAACTTCATGCCCGGGCCAAGGATGGAGAGCCCACGGTTCTGCTCAGCGAGTTTCTTATGATAACGGTGAATGATGTTCGGCCGGTGGCCGCTGGCCGGGGTAATCTGGCGGTAATAGCGCAGGTCCAGTGAAGTCGTGAAGCGTCCGTCTTCCGGGTCGGCCAGGAAATAGGTGGCAGGCTCGCCGTGTTGGCCGTGACGGATGCCGTCCCGGACGTCCTTGGCGGTGGTCATCCCCAAGGGAGTGCGCAGCCGGATCGGGTCCACGGTCTGCAGGGCCAGGGAATAGCGGCGGCCGGGGCGGTCGAGCATCAGGGGGAGGTTAAGGAATTCGCCGTTTACCAGCATTCCCCAGATGTTTTGAAACTGGATGCCGTAAAAATCAGAAGTGGCGGTCTCCGGGGTTGCGGCCGAGGCGTCGGCTTCGCGGGACCATTGTTCGAATTCCCATTCCATCTGCTCGCTGACTTCGCGGGCCTGCTCTTCTGCGATACCAAGTCGCTTCCAGTTGGGCTTTGACTGCGGCCAGAGGCCGACGCCGACAGTATTGATGGATATGGAATCAATAAGGCTGGCTGCATGGGCGTTATTGAGGGCCAGGTCGTTTGCGCGGGTGGCTACGGCCTCGCGCTGGCGACCCTCCTCGGGCCAGGTGACGCGGCGAGGCGACCAGTTGGACATGGTGCCGCTCGCCGTGCCTCCGGTGCGGGAGACCATGCAGCCCATGGATTTATGATAGGCAGCCTGCGCCCTGGTATTGAGGTAGGTTTTGCCGACACGGGCGCCGTGGCTCATCGAGTGGGCCTCCCGACGAGGATTTGCGGGCCGGAGCCGATGGTGAGTTTTGTCCGTTCGGAGTCGAGCCATTCGAGGGTTTTACGGATTTCGGCCGAGTCGTCGCTGGTCCATGTGCGATCGGTAACACCATTCACCATGCGGAAGCTCTTGCCGCCGGCGACGGCGAGGAGGGCTTGCTTGTAGGCGGCTATTTGTGCTTCGATTTCTGCGAGGGTGAAGATTGCCATGCGGGGAGAATGGCAAAATGAAGAGCAGATGTCATGCACCCCATGCACCTTGTGCACCTCGTGCACGTAGTGCACAACTTTTTTTCGAGGGATGCTTTTTTTTACGCGCCGGGCTCCACCATGCGCCGCGCGATAAACTCCTCCATCCCCGCCTCAGGTACCCGCAAGCCGCGGATCCCCCCATATCGAAACGCTGGCAGCTCGCCACGCTCTATGAGGTTGTAGACGTGGCGTCTGCTGCAGCCCATGCGCTTGCCGACCTCCCGAACCGTGAGCATGGACACTTTCCTGTAGACCTGGGGTTTCTCCATCATTGCTCCTTTCCATTATCCATGGTTATCCCCGCCCTCTGAACCAGGACGGCAGGCGCACACCCTGCGGCCTACTTTGCCCAGCCGAGGCCTGTACCGGCTTCGGCTGGGGTTTGGTCTCGTCCGGTTTTTGCTTGGTCCTTATGCGCACGATATCTGCCGCGGCGAAACGGTAGACCCCAAGATCCCAGAAGTGATTGGCCCGGCCCGGCAGGCATATCCAGAAGCCGCGATCGTCCTGGTATTCGGCGCACATCTGCTTGGCGTACTCTTCGTCGGTCTCGGCGTGCAGCAAAAACGCGCCGGGGCTTTCAGGGTTAACGGAAAGCTTTCCGGACAGCTGATTCTTGTAGATGGTGACATTGATGGTGTAGAGGTTGAGCCCGCCCGGGATAGGTATCTTCTTGCCGTCCCTGGAGGGGAAGAACTCCAGCCGGGTAACGTTCCAGGGCGTTGCCTGATCGCGGCGACCTTTGAGCGGGTGAAAAATTGGGTTGTCGATGCAGAATTCATAGACTTCCTTGGTGCGCGAGTGCTTGGGTTTTGCCGGATTAGTGCCACCGCCGGAATCGATGAAGGCGGCGAAGATAGCATATTCGCGGCCGTCGGCGTCGTTCCAGCGCTGTTCGGCCAGTTCCTTCAGGTGGTCGAAGTGCTCGACATAGCCGTTATCCACCCTATGACTGGTAAGATCCTTGCCCCAGCCGAAGGCCGCGACCTCGTAGTGAAAACCGATCTGCTGGGTATCGACCAGGAGTAAAAGGGTCGAGGTGTCCCTGGGCACGATACCGCGGGGCATGTGCTGGTCAACCAGTCGGAGAATCTGCTCTTCCTTGCGTTCGGCCTTGTGTTCTTCCTCGTAGATCCAGGCGCAATAGTCATTATAGAAGTCGATTTTCTTGGCTTCATCTGTCTGAGCGTCAATCCAGGCCGCGGCTATCTCGGACAGGGAGACGTCGGGAGAAAGCCAGCTGGGGAGGTGGAAGGCTACGGACAGGGGCCGGAGGATTTCGGCACCCTTGTGGGCGGCCCAATGGCCACAACGAACGGCGAGTTCGCGCTTGCTGTCGCTCCAGAGACTCTTGCAGTGCTCGCATTCGTAGCGGGCGAGTTTTTCGCGCTGGATGTCTCGGCCGGTGCGGTCTTTGGGGTAGCGGATCTGTTCGAAGCGCATGACCTGCTCGCCCCCGCAGTCGGGGCAGTAGACATGCCGATGATACTGGACCTCGGCGTTTTTCCAGGCCTTCCAAATATGGCCGGTTTTCCTGGTGGGGGTGGAGGTGTAAAAGCGCTTGTGGGTGTGGCGGTACGTGCGGGTACGCTTTTCTCCCAGGGAGATCGGGTCGGTCTCCTCTTTGACGGTGGCGGGATATTTGTCGGTCTCGTCAAAGTACAACCGTTTTATGGGAAACGAGGCCAGGGCATCGGCGGAGTTGGAGTGCGCCAGAAATATTTCCTCTCCGTTGGCCAGGCGGATGTGAAACTTGCTCAGGTCGTCGGGGTTGTCCGACAGGTGCCGGGAAAGCTGTGGCGAATTGAGTATCATGGGGATGATGCGGGAGGTTGATACCTTTTTTGCGGCCGGTTGGGTGGGCATGACGAACATGGCCGTGGACGGATCCCGGTCCATGGCAAACGCCTCGCAGTTGTACATGATCTCGGTTCCGCCGGTCTGGGGCGATTTGAGAAGCACTACTTCGCGGACGTGCGGCAGCCCCCAGGTGTCCATGATGAAGGTGGCATAGGGGGTGATGTCGTTGACCCAGGGTCCCTTGTGCGCGCCGATGGGAACCATGCGGTATTTCTCGGCCCATTGGGAGACGGTGAGGTCCTCCTTGCGGCGAAATACCTCCCGCTCGGCCTTCAGGAACCGGAAGCTCCGGAACATGGAAGGCTGTGCGGATACTATGTTTACGGCGGTTGCGGGCACTATTTAGACCTCGGTGCGCTTTGTCGTTATATGTCCAGTTCGTCTGATTCGCTTTCTTCATCTTCTTCCGCCACTACCGGCGCCATGAACGGGACCGGCTGGGCGTAGCGATCGAGCCACTTCTCTTTTTCCTCAGACGCAAAGGCGATCATCTCTGAAACCGCGTCGCTATTGCCTCCGCACATCTCGACAAGTCGCGGCATGAAGTTGTGAATGAAGGTGTCCAGGTCGGAGCAGAGAAAGGCGGCTCGCTCGGCAAGCATGGATTCCACCCGGCTGCGACGTATCCACTTGCCGGCCTCGATTTCGTTGCGTCTTCGGATCTGCTCGTGTTTCTGCTTGAGGATGGCGATCTCTTCCTGCAACTTGGCCGTTCCCAAGCCATCCTCGGAATCAGTTCCATCCAGCCGCTGTAGGTACCGGTCGGCGTACTCATCCACATCCCGCGCGATGTAGCTTCCGTCTCTCTGGCATTTAATGAGCCGTTTATCGTCATAGGCTTTCCTCTCGCTGATCTTCCAACCCGCGGCCTGGAGGTAGGTGGCAACCTCCCGGATGTTTTTGAACCGCTGCGCCTCGGGCTTCTTCTCGGCCGCCTTGCGGGCCCGACAATCCGACAGCGCCTGTTCGGCGGCCTCCATGGTCTTGATGTTGGCGGAGGTAGGATTCTGGTGGACCGCTTGGGTAGCCTTGACCACCGCGGTCGAGAGTACGGCTTCCATATCCTGCATGGCTTCGTCAGCCTGGGCGATTATGTCGGCTTGGGCGTCGGTCATGCGGTCCTCTTGTGCTTCCAGGAATACAGGCCCCAGACGGCCAGGCAGAAATAGACGAGGAACATGAATGCCTGGGCGTAGAGCCCTCGGGTATAGTCAATAACCATCCAGGCGGTATTCGTGACGATCCAGAGGTAGAAGCAGCGCCGGTCCTGGCGCACGTTGAGCACAACGCCTATAAGGCTGATGATGGCGACGATCCAGGTGAAGGCGGCCATTATCGGTTGTCTCCGTCGCCGGCGTCGGTCACCATGCCGAGGCTTTCAGAATATGCCGCGTACTTGTTGACGCTTGCCTTTTTCACCATGATGCGGTTGCGGTTCGGCGTGTAGGCGAAGCCGTATTCTTCGTTGAGCATTTCGACCTGGGCGTGCAGGTGGTCCAGTTCGCAATGGATGCGCTCGGCGTTTGTCAATGGCTGCCCGGTATATACTTCGTCAGGTCCGAATTGTGCGGTCTTCAGTGCTATCTGGGCGACCTCGGCGGCCTCCTCGGCCAGCTTGTTCAGGAGCAGTTGCAGCCGGGTCATTGCATTACCTCCGGAAACTGCCGCCATTCGCGGCCGGCGATATGATGGTCAGAAAGGTACTTGCCCCACGACTTGAAGAAGAAAGGAATGCCAGCATTGACGCATTGATCGCGAAGGTCCGTCACCCAGAAACGTCCGGGGGGGGTGGCTTTCGGGCCGGTTTCCCCGCCGGTTATTATCCAGCGCAGGCTTGCGTAAGATTCGACCTCACACAAACACCCTTCGACATCCGGTCCCTGGCAGGTCCAACATTTTCGCAGGTGGACAGGGCCGCGCAACGGCTCGGCACTGACAAAATGCAGTGTCGCCTGGCACCGGAGCAGCACCGGTATCCGCTCATCAGCCGTGACCTGGTCTTCGACGGAGACGCCCAGCCAGAGGTTTGGGAGGGGCCAGGGCCAGCCCGGGCCCATGCGGCGGGTGAAAGCTTTTGACTGTTCTCCGCAGTCCGAGATTGCATCCGCTACGCATTCGCCGTGACTGGTCCGGCCTATCACTTCAGCCATCCGCTCCGGGTTTTTTGTCAG